TTGTTAACTGTTTCCAAAGTACCAGAAACTTTAACAGTTTTAGCAGAGATTTGAGTACGGTTACCAATACGAGTAGTAGGTGACAATGTTGCATCAGATGCAGCAGCACCCTCAACTACAGCGTTAGAAGTGTTAACAGCAGCCAAGCTGTCTTTTTGCCACTCGTGGTATACGGCAGTAGCAGAAGTCTTACCAACAGATGTCATGAATGGGGTATCTGTAGGAGAGATGTTGTAGATTACATTAGCCAAGTCTTCACGTTGACCAATGGCGGTATAGGTTTGATATGTTGCCATGATAATTCCTTAAATAAAGTTTTCAAAAGCAGAAACCGCATCACGGATTTTGCCTGTTTTTTGTAATTGAGCCATAGCCTTCTTATGCTGGTCAGTATTTACGGATGTATTACTGTTACCAGATTTAATCGTTCTAGGTGCTTCACTAACCCTCTTGTTTAGTTGAGGTTTAGACTGTTGTAATTTGTCGTACTGCATTGCCTTATACAATGCCATAACGTGCCGAGCATCTCGTACTGCCGATAGCTCTTGGTCTGAGAATCCTAAGTTCTTTGCAAACTTACGCAAATCTGACCTTAGTGTTTCACCTTTTACTGGGTCGCTGTATTCTGGTAGTGATTCAGACAATACGGCAGCTTGTTGAGATAGATATTGCTGCATTCCTTGCTGTTGCTCCGCTTGTTGCATCTCTGCAATGCGATTACGTTCAGCTTGTATTGCGTATAACTTCTCTTTGTTCTGCGACATCTCTGCCACTCGTACAGCGTAACCAATAGGGTCGGACTCTTTTAGATACTCTAAATCCTCTACTGGTTGTTGAGCATTCAGTAATTGCTCCATTGCTTGCAACCGTTCTGCATAAGCATCACGCATATATTTGGCTTCTTCAATAGCTTGTTGTTCAGCCTGTAGTGCTTTGCGTTGCTCTGCTACTTGTTGCGTCTTTTTGGTGTAATCTGCACCTTGTTGCGCTAGTGATTTTAGTTCAGTTAAGGTTAGTTCTTTATCCTCGCCACCGACTTTAACTTGAAACCGTTGTTCGTCTTGGTCTGGTTCAGACTCCTCTGAGCTATCATACTCCTGCTCAACTTCTTGCTCGTTACCACCTTCATCATTCTCTTGTTCTGGTTGTGCCTCTGCTTGCCCTTCTTCGGGTGCATCTTCACCGCCCATTAAACCTAAGAATGCGTTTGTTGCTTCATTGATAGTGCCATTACTTTGTGTTTCACTCCCTTGCGGGTTGGTGAGGGTTTCCATCGTTTACTCCTAAATTAGCCATAATTGGCAAAAGCGTTAAAGTATCTTCCAGCGTTTTGCATTAATCTTGCGGTCATCTGCCATGCCAACTATATGAGCCATTACTTCACGGATAGCAGTTAGCTTTGTGTAAGCATCTTGTCGCTCATCGTAATCGTAAAGCGGTGAATTAGCCCACCGCAGCATTTGTAAATCTTCCATCTCTTTAAATACATCCAAGAAGTTTTGGTCTTGGAGCATATTGTTTGCCCACTCTGATTTGGTCACATGAACCTTCCAGTACCGCTAGATGCTGATTGTGCTGCGCCTTGTCCACCAAGTAAACCTGCACTAGCTTGTGAGTCACCTTGCATACCTTGTGCGCCTTGATATAACTCTGGGAATAATGCAGCAATATCAATTGGATTATATGGAGTATTTTCTACTGATTGTTTAGGAGAATTAAAATCTGTAAGATAATTACGGTTTTTTTCACCTAATTTTTTTCCCCATGTTTGACTAAGCATTAAAGCAAATGGGTCATTACGTTGTGGAGCAGCTTGAGTATAGTATCTACCACTAGCATCATCATAAAACACTTGCGTGCTTTGATTGCTATTTCTCATGTTTTGATTAAATCCACCCATATTCTATCCTTTTCACGCTATATCTTGTGTATTATACACCGTAATCTTCCATATCTTGTGGTTCAGCCTTTATACCACCTTTTACCATTTCATTCAAGCTACTAATGGCTGACATAATAGCGTTAAGCTGTTCTGTCTGTAGTTTGCCATCAGTTGCTTGTGACTTCATTTCTAATTCCATCTGTTTCAGTTGCAATTCGGCTTCCTTGATACGGTAGTCACCATCCATTTGCATTTGCTTTTGTTGCATCTCTAGTTCTTTACGAGCGTTATCTACTTGCATTTGCTCACGGTCTAGTTGTAACTTAGCTTGGTTGGTTTGTGCAGTCAGTTGAGATTTCTGTTCTTCTACCTTGGCATACAATTGCGCTGCCTCAGACGTTGGATCAGCAGGTGGCTGTGATGCTTGTTGCATTATTTGTTGCTCAACCTCTGGTGTAATCTCATTAATAAATGAAGTTGTGTCTTTAAAGCCAGCCATCTCAATCATGCGACCAAGAGTGCTGCGGTATTGCGTTACAGTCACCAATGGGTTATTAGCACCGTACTTGCCGATAATCTCTTCCTGTTTAGACATAATCATTTGCAGCATAGCAATCTGCTCTTGGCGGTTACCGTTGCCCAAGCCTACGTTGATTGATACATCGTATAGGTTAGACCATTCACGAGGATCATAAGACACCCATTTGCCACGCATACGGATTGTCTTGGCTTGATTTTGGTATTTGCATAGTAGGTGCAAGATGCCACGGAATAATGATTTAACACCTGTTTCAGCAAAGATACGAGCCATTAGCTCTAGCTTACCTGCTGACTGTTGCATCATGGCTGCCACGGCTGTTGCTGTAGTGTTCTGAAGCACGTTAGCATCAAGACCTTGCTGTAGGTCACTAACACCAGTACGTTTAGCCTGTACACCGTCTAAGTATTCCATCATCGGGAATGATTGACCGGCTGTGTTTGCTACTGTTAACTGGTTTACTGCTTGAGGATTCTTAACACGGATAACACCACCGGCAGTAGACGTTAATAAGTCATCTAGGTTTACTTGACCCTCAACGGCTGTAACACGGGCATTGTTTGTTAGGTACAAGTTGTCTAGCATCTGACGTAGGATAGTAGACTTGGTTAGCTGCAAGTCCATTGTGCGGTCTGCTAGTGACTGACCAAAGAATTTGTGTGGGATAGGAATCGGGCATACAGAGTGGAATGGCACGTAGTCGCATTCTTCGTTAGACAGTATTGTTTCACCGCCTAAGATAACCCTGCGTAGCTCTAGCAAACCGTTGTCGTTAGTATCTACCTTGATGTAGCACTCAAATATCTCTACCTCTTCCATTGATAGGTCGCTGGACTGTGTGTAGTCTGGCAATTCATCACGACCAAAACGAGATAATCGCTCTGGTGCATACTCTAAACGGTCATTAGCTGGGATTGTGTCTACGATAGACTTCTCGTAACCCATAGCAATCAAGTCACCACGGGCAATCATTCTACGGTGCGCTGTGAATGGTGAGTCTTCAATGGTCTTAGCACGTTTACTGATTAAGAACTCCTCTGGTGGGACATTCTCAATAGCGATACGGCTCTCATCGTTTATCTTTTGAATTGTAATATTATGCGTATTGTAAGGCATACCATCATAACCAATGACTACATCAGTCACTTGCTTGGTGATTTCCCACTCGCCAGTCTGCATAATCATGGCTAACTCGTCATCGGTTAAGCCTTTGTACTTCTCTTTGATTGTGTCTTTCTTTTCTTCCCAATAGGCTTTAACAACACCGACCTTCTGTAGCAATGCATCCTTGAACCAGTTGTGTAGGATTAAGAAACCATCGTTGTCTTTATAGAATACCCAGTTAGCCATGTCACTAGCTTGGTCAGCCAGTTCTTCTTCACCGTCTTTAGTAGGCTCAAAGCGCACCGCATCTTCGCATGACGTGAATACACGGATCAGTTGAGGTAATGCACCGTCTACGGTTTCAGCTACCTCACCGGTAACTACTTGGCTGCGACCTTCTACCTCTGTACCGTACTTGTCACGGAAGTAGTAGCTCATTGCATCGGCACGAGCTTGAACCGTATCTGACTCTAAGTAGCCAATAGCGTTATTGATTTCATCAGCAACAAGTGCCTTTAATTCTTCTTGGTTCATCATACGACCCATGCCTTATTTTGTTGTAATGGTTTAGACCATGTTGTATCTACTTCTACTAACCCTATTGCTAAATACCTAAACGAGTCAGCAAAGTGTGATGACCAGTCGTGTACTGGCTTATCGTAAAACACATTCTGCTTCTCGTTAAACTCTCTTCGGTAGTTCCTTAATGCGACTCTACCATCCTTAGTGCCTTCAACATCAAACCAGCATCTAGGCAACATACGTCTAACTGCTTGAATACCGTCTGCTATAGATAGGCTTGGTGCTACTGTTACGTCTAGTCCAGCTTCCATTAAGACTTCTAGTCTGCTGCGCCCTGTGGTCATCTCTCTGACTCTTACATCGTGCGGAAGTATTTGCTGACCCTTGTCATAACCATTATCACGTAACCAGCTAACATAGTAATCTAATCCTACTCCGTGGTTCTCTGTGCAATCTATTAGCTGTATCTCTTTACCAACTATCTGAGCTACCCAAATACACGTACTGTCGCTGACACCCAAATCCCAGCTACAAACAATCTTTGCCAGATCATCTTTAGGAATCTTAGTAACACGCTTCTCGTTATCGGCTTCATGTAATAGTGACCCATAGTAAGCACCTTCTACTGGTGCGTCAAAGCTACACTCAAACTCTTGCTTGTACTTGTCCTCGCCCATCTCGTTCTTAGCACTAGCCAACTCTTGTGGGTCTAGTATGCCAGTATCACTAGCCTTAAACTCTAAGAACTTCCAGCCTTCTGTAACCATTGCACGTTCTTTAAACTCTCTAAAGTGATTGTTACCTTTAGGAGTACCAATAAACAAACAGAATCCTTTTCTGTCTGCTAGTGCCGGTCTTACAATCTCATTCCATATCTTTGGGTCTTGGTCACCTACCTCGTCTAGTACAACACCATCAAAGTATTGTCCACGTAAGCTATCACCATTCTCACTACCGTATAGGCTTATCCGTCTGCCCATGAAGTCTACTCTTAGCTCTGCGATGTTTGCAGTACCACCAAGTGAGCGAGTATATTCTGTTAGGTAATCCCATGCGACCCTTTTAGCCTGTGAGTAAGTAGGTGCTATGTAAGCGTACCTTGGATTCTTTTGTCCGTTCTGTAATGCAGAATGTATCAATTGTACAATCGCAGAAACAGTTTTACCCATCCTACGATGAGCTACAGCCACAACAAAGCGATTCTCTTTTACTGCCTTGTGTATCTCTTTCTGTGGTAACCGTGGGCGATACCCTAAATCAATGGCTGTCATCTATGCCCGTTATTACTTGTATCAGCAATGGTGCGTCAGCATCACCGCTTATCTTGTTCTCTTGGACTACCTTACCATCCATTCTGTCAAAGACTTCTTTGATAGCAGATACGTCACCATCCTCTGCTTTAGCCACTAGAGCCTCACTAATAGTCCTTGCTCTTAGCCCTTCATTCTGAATTAATATACGTTTCAGAGTTTCATTCATTAATCTGTTGATTTTACTTGAATGAGTGTTACCTTGATTAGCCTCGGCTGCGTTCTTTCTTGCTGCCTCTAATTGTGCTGCTTTTGCG